GGTGCAATTAGTTAATTTTTTTCCAACGCCAACCGATGTGACCTTAAGAAAAGGTTACTCAAAGGCTTCAACTGGTATCACTGGTAATGTAGAAACCCTAATGAACTACGCTGGGTATGATGGCGTAAACACCCTTTTTGCTGTTGCCAACGGTGTTATTTATAACGCATCGACTTCTACCGCAACTTCTGTATTTACTGGTTTAACTAACAGTAGATTCCAACATTGCATGATTAGTACCGATGGTGGCAATTTCATTATTGCGGTAAACGGTGTTGATCCTGCCATCATTTATGACGGTGTACGCTGGTATAAGATGGCTACCACAACTACCGCCCAAACTATTAGCACTATCACAAGGGGTGGTTCGGGTAACTTAACAGCTACCGTAACTACTGCCGCACCGCATGGCCTAGCAACTAGCAACCGTGTATCCATCTCGGGTGCAACCGAAGCTAATTACAACGGCACTTATGCTATTACCGTAACTGGTGCATCAACCTTTACTTACACGATGGCTACCGCACCAGCGGCCAATGCTACCGTAGTCGGAACTTATACCGTATTGGGCATTACAGGCGTTAATAGTAATGTTTTCGTCAATGTCAATATGTGCCAAAACAGGTTGTTTTTTGTACAAAAAGACAGCATGACCTTTTGGTATTTGAATGTTGAATCCATCGGTGGTGCGGCATTAGACTTTCCATTGGGATCAATTGCCCGTTCAGGTGGATTCTTGCAAGCAATGGGTACTTGGACTTTAGATGCTGGTTATGGCGTAGATGACCTATCCGCTTTTGTTACCAGTATGGGCGAAGTCATTGTTTACAAGGGTACAAACCCATCAGATGCAAATAATTGGTCTGAAGTCGGTGTGTGGCAAATGGGTCAAACCTTTGCTAGACGTTGCTTTTTCAAGTTTGGCGGTGATTTACTCTTGCTAACCCAAGACGGCTTAGTACCAATGTCTGCCGCCCTGCAATCTTCACGCTTAGATCCAAGAATTAACCTAACCGACAAGATTTTCTACGCTGTAAGTCAGGCGGCAACTAATTTTTATGCTGAATTTGGCTGGCAAATCAATTATTTTGCTAGTGAAAATATGCTGATTCTTAATATTCCTACTGGAAGCGGTAAGGAACAGTATGTAATGCACACGATTACAAAGTCTTGGGCTAGATTTACGGGAATAAACGCATTTTGCTGGGAAGCATCAGCAAACAACAAGATTTACTTTGGTGCTAATGGCTTTGTTGGCAATTTTTACGATCAAACCTCGGATGCTGGCAATAATATTGTTGCAACTGCACAACAAGCCTATAGTTATTTTGACAGCCGTGGGCAGTTAAAACGCTTTACCCTAGTACGCCCCATCCTACAGACAGATAACGGCTTACCGACCGTTCTGTGCGGTATTAGCACCGATTTTGACACCGTTCCGCTTACCAATCAGATAGCCTTTAACCCGTCTATTGTAAATACAGGTATTTGGGACTTAAGTACTTGGGATAACGCCAACTGGGGCGGTGGTTTAACTACCACAAAGGTTTGGCAAGGCGTTACAGGAACAGGCTACGCTGGATCAATTAACTTAAACGTGGCATCGCAAGGAATTGAGTTTCATTGGGCATCAAGTGATTATGTGATGGAAAAGGGTGGGGTTTTATAATTGCGTAGAGTTACTACTGAAAACCAACGTTATATGGGCGATTGGCTGGTCAGATTAATGAACCACCCTTTACCTGAGGAAACAGTATGTATTGGACAGGAAATAGATGGAACTTTGGCGGCAGTAGTAGGTTTTTGCGGTTTTATGCCAAATTCTTGTCAAATGCACATTGCGGCAGTTGACGAAGTAAATTGGATCAATAAAGATTTATTGTGGGCGGCTTTTGATTACCCCTTTAATGTTTTAAATGTAAAGGTTATACTAGGACAAATCTGTGCAAGTAACACAGATGCACTAAGGTTAAACCGACACTTAGGCTTTAAAGTTGTAGCTGAAATACCTGATGCCCACATGGATGGTGATTTGGTAATTATGGCTATGAGGAAAGAGGATTGTCGGTGGTTAGACATCCAATGTCCTTTGAGAAAGTTAAAAGGGGAATAACATGGGTGGTGGTGGATTTTTAGGATTAGGGCCTGCGGCATCAGCACCAGCCGCACCTGATTACACAGCGGCCGCAAGAGAAACTGCGGCAGGAAACTTGGATGCGGCAAGAGCCGCTACTGCCGCCAATCGTGTAAATCAAGTTACTCCTTATGGAAACCTTGACTACACCATTAGTGGTCAAGACCCTTACGGAAACCCTACTTGGACAGCTAAAACATCATTAAGCGATATTGGTCAACAGCTATTAAACAATCAAAATCAGACTTCCTTAGGTCTTGGTAGCACAATTAACTCTGCCTTAGGTCGTGTACAAAGCACGATGGGTCAAGAATTTAACCCTAATCTTCCGCAAGTTGGCATCAATGCTGGTGAGCAATATCAAGATGCTTATATGCGTAGACTTGCTCCGCAAATTGAACAAGGGCGTGAAGCCTTAGATGTAAAGCTGGCAAATGCTGGTATTCCTGTTGGTTCAGAAGCCTACAAACGGGCACAAATGACCCAAAGCCAAAGAGAAAACGATTTATTGTTAGGTGCTACAACACAAGGCTTTGGCACAGGATTGTCTGCAAATCAGCAGGCTTATAACCAAGCCATGACTAACTACAATATGCCACTTAACACTTTAAGTGCATTGCGTAGCGGTTCACAGGTTCAAAACCCAACATTTGTAAACTCTGCCCAGCAAGCAACGACAGGCGGTGCTGACATTTTAGGTGCGGCACAAATGGGTTACAACGCTCAAATGGGTGACTTCAATTCTAAAGTGGCTCAACAAGCTAACTTTAATCAGGGATTGATGGGTCTTGGGGCGGCTGGTATTGCGGCATCTGACATTCGCATGAAAGAAAATATTAAGCAAATCAATTATTTACAGAACGGTTTGCCAGTTTACGAATACGAATACAAAGCTGAATTTAAAGATCATCCTTTGGCTGGTCACGGTAAGTTTGTTGGTGTAATGGCTCAAGAAGTTCAAGCCGTAATGCCTGATGCTGTTATTAACCTAGAAAACGGTTACTTAGCCGTAGATTACGGAAAACTCAATGCCTAATCCATACTTTACTTCTGTAGACCCATACCAAATGCCTGATCAGCAAGGCTTGATGCCTGTTTTTCAAAACATTGGTCAGCAACAAGCCAATCAACAGGCGGCACTTGCCCAGCAGAACCAACAGGTTATGCAAGCTGGACAAATTGGCAAGCAGGGTGGAAATGACCCTATGGCTTTGGCGATGATGTTGCGTAAAAAAGATCCTAAAGATCCAACAAAACCTGCACCTGTTTACGATAAAAGCCAAATGATGCCTGACACACCACAGTATGCAGACCCAGCGTATATGCAAGCAGGATACTAATTATGGCCGCTGATATTGGAACACTAACGCCCGAACAAATGTTGCAACAGCAACAAATCTTACGCCAGCAAAAGATGGCTGAGATGTTGATGCAACAACCATTACCTCAGGGTCAAATGATTGGCAATCGCTATGTTGCTCCGTCATTTACTCAAAATCTCGCAACTTTAGCTAACGTTGCGGTTGGTAAATACAATTTAAATAAAGCAGATCAAGCACAAGTTGATTTAGCTAAACAATTACGAGCAGACGAAACTTCTGCAATGGCAGACTTTTTGCAACAAAAACAGGGCAGACCTGCTGTTCCTGAACAAGTTACCGAAATGGCTGGGCCATACGGTCAAGGTGTTGGTCAAGCTGGTGCAAATGTACCTATGCCAACAGCTACTATTGCTGGAACACCTGAAATTAAACCAAATCCACAAGCCGCATATGCAAACCTTTTAGCCAATCCGAAGGCTTCTTCAAGATTGCAAAGCATGGCATTTAACAAGATGATTGCTGATCCCGAAGCATTCACTTTATCCGCAGATCAAACACGCTTTGTAACTATGCCTGACGGAACTACCAAGCAAGTAGCCGTAGGAACTAAAAAGCCTAAATGGGAAAAAGCAGAATATACAGATCCAAAATCAGGCGTAACCCGTCAAGGTGTTATTGATGTTAATTCGTCTAATCCTATTTCTACATTCCAAGTTGGCGGTACTAAGCCTGAAATGTCGGCTCACGATAAAGCAATGTTAGGAATTGCACAGGCAAGAGCAAGGGATGAAGGAATTATTGGTTATGGTGGCGGTGGTCAACCTATGGGTATGCCTATGGGTATGCCACAAGGTCAACCTATGGGTCAACCACAAGGTATGCCACAAACTACTATACAGAATCAATCAACATTAATGCCACCTGTAAATGTAGCTGGTTTATCACCTAAAGCGGCAAGAGAAGCCCAAGCAGAACAAGCAAAAACTTACCAAGAAAATGTAAAAAATGCTTATGAAGTAGCTAAAATATTTCCAGCAATCGAAAAGGCATTGCCTAATGCTCATGGTAGCGGTATTGGTAACATTATGGGTGGAGTAGCTAACTTTGTTGGTTATGAAAGTAGCCAAAATGCGGCTGATGCTGAATTAAAAGTTATGTCTGATAAGCTATTAAAAGCTGTACCACGCTTTTCAGGGCCACAGTCTGATAAAGATGTTGCTTCATATAAAGAAGCGGCTGGTTCTATTGGTGATGCTTCTTTGCCTATGAATGTCCGTATGGCGGCTCTAAATACCATTAAAGAATTAAACAAACCGTATGCTCCAAACTTAAATTGGAACTCACAAGCACCTACAACCCCTGCTAAAGTAGTTGATT